GAAGCCGGCAAGCACCAGCATCTCTGCGATGCGATCTCCCGAGTAAACCTTGTTGCTGGTCACCGGGAAGCCGAGCTGGAGCATGGTGCCGGCGCGGTATCGCTGCTGCACCTCTTCCGCGATTGTAGTGAGGCTGGCCGTGGTCGAGACCACGATTTCGTCAAGCTGCCCGTTGTAGGACGCCGTGAGCGTTGCGTCGGCGCCGAGGTAGATGCTGCCGTTGATGTAAAGCCCTGAGGCAAGCGTGCCGCCGGTGCTGGTAAAGGTGCCGTCGCAGTAGAGGTAGAGCGTCTTGCTCGAGCCGGCCACTATCAGCCCGACGTGGTGCCAATAGCCGTCGTTGACCTGCGCGCCAACCGTGGTGCTGGTGTCGACGCCGCCGACCGTGGTGGTCACTTGAATGAAGCCCTGGGCGTTGACCTTCAGCGTGGCGTAGTTGTACGTGGAGTCGTAGTAAATCTTCAGCAGCGTGTTGGCGTGGGTCTGCTGTCCCAGAATCCAAAAGTCGATGCCGCCGTAGTTGCCGGCCGCTGGGGTGATCTGCAACGAGCCGGCTGGGACGTTGCCGCTCCCGGATAAGTTCACGCACCCGTCGTCGTCGTAGATGAGCGCGCCGTGGGCGGGGTAGGCAACCTGGCCGAGGAAGTACCCGGGCGTGTTTCCGAGGTAGTCGTGCAGGATCGTGATGTAGGCCACGCCCGAAGTGGTGGACGCGGTGCCGTTGGCCAGCGATGAGGCGACCGTGAACGAGGTGACCACCCCGCCCGAGCTGGTGGTGCCGGTGATGGTGGCGTTGACCACGTTGAGCAGCGAGTTGCCCGCCAGCCCTGTGACCGTCACGTTGGCTCCTGTGGTGAAGTTCACCGTGGAGTTGATGATGTTGTAGGTGATGGCGCTTCCGTTGGCTTTAGCCGAGGTCACCGTGGCGAGGGCGTAGTTGGAGCAGCGGTACCAATTCTGCGCCGAGGTTGAGTCGGCGAAGCCCTCCCAGAACGAGGGGCGGTGCAGGTACTTGAGGCTGAGGTACTTGAGTAGGTCGCTGGCCTCGATGTCGAGGTCGCTGTTGAGCGCGTCGGCGAGTTTCTCCGTGATGCTGTCCACGATGCCAAAGAAGACGTGGTAGTTCGTCGACTGCCAGGTGGCTTTCATTGCAATTGGCATGCGCGGTGCGATTGTGTACCCGGTACCGTTGACCGACCCGTTGGTGAAGAAGCCGTCTCGGTTGTTGAGCGTCATCTTGAGCGTGGTGGCTTCGATGCGATCTAGGTAATGCTGCTTGCCCGTCTTCGTGCTGAAAGTGCGCACCCAGCTGCCGCACCATGTCCAGTAGGCGTTCGACGAGCCCGAGGCTGGTAGGGCCTGCTGGTTAGCGTTGGTCAGGGATGCGCCGCCCTCGGTCGGGTTGAACGCAATCCAAACGTCGATGACGGGGAGCGTGCTGATGGTCACGAAAGTCTCCGTTGCGTGGCTGGCGGTGTTGCGGGCCGCTGAGCCGTGGTGCCGTAAAGGTTGCCCATGCGTCGAACGTCCTTTGTCTGCGAGTTGCGTATCTCTAGTGCGATCAGTCTAATAAACGCTTTGTTCTTGGCAAGTTCTCGCGCCAAAATCTGCAGGTCGAGTTCAATTTCAATGTTTTCGTTGTCTGCCATGATTACGCCTTAATTGAAATTTTGACCGTGTAATTTTTCTTAACGTCGCCGTATTTGAAATTTTCTAATGCATTGTAAAACGCTTGGCTCGAATTATTGCTTAGCGCCGATACCTTCGCGGCTCCGCCGAAATACTTGTCCAATGATGCAAGTTGGCCCTTTGTGATGTATTCGCTGCCCATCACGCCGTTGTAATTGTAGAAAACCCGTTGGCTTAATTTGTTGTCGCCAGTACCACTGTTGTCCCCTCCGCCAGTCATGCCGCCGAAGTTCATGCCGCCGCCCGAAATGCTGATGCCCTTGAATCCGTGCATGACGGGTTGCGTCACCATTTTGTCGATTAAGTACGAAAGGCCGAGCGCACCGCCGAAACGTGCCAATGCGCCTTCGTTAAGAAACTTGCTCAGTACGCTAACGCCGCCGCCCTTGAGCAGTTCGGTGTCGGCGGTTGCGAGTTCGCCCTCTTCCACTCCAAGTTGTCCCGAGATGCGCTCGAGCCACCCGATTTGGGTTTCTGCTTGTGCCGCGGTGGGCTGGCCGCCGAGGATGGAACCTAGTCCCGGTATCTTCTTAATCAGGTTGCCTATGCCTGGGAGCTTGGCAATCTGTTGGCCGACTTTTAGTGCAAGCGAAGTGGCGAACAGGCCGATGCTGGCGTCGGTGGCGATCTTGTCAAGCATCGGGTGCGCCTTGAAGTATTTGACCGCGTTCTCGGTGAACGTGGCGATGTCCTTCACCGAGGGAAGTAGCAGCAATCCCACGCCGGTCAGGGCGTTTTCCGCTTGGGTCTTTAGCTGCTCTAATTGGAAGTCGAGTTGGCCTTTGGTCACTCCGAACGCCGTGTTCAGTCCCTTGTCTGACGATTTGCTTAGCGTTGAGACGGTGCTGGAGAGTTGGCCGAGGTGCCGCGTTAGGTCGTCGACGAGGCCGATGGCTCCTGGTCCGAACGTGCCCGAGATGAGCGTGTTCATTGCCACTCCGGTAGCTTTTGACCGCTCTTCTAGGTAACGAAGCACGTCAACAAGGCCGGTGCCTGGGTGCCGTGCGATCGTGGCGAGTTTGTTTGCGTTGATGCCGAGCAGTCCCATCGATTTGGTGGTGGCTGCCGTGGGGCTCTCGATTTTGTTGAGCCCGGTGGCAAGTTGCGTGAACGCGCGCGATTGGCTGTACCCGGCTGCCGATGCTACGTCGCTGACGGCGGCGAGCTCGGCGAGGCTGACGTGGGCTGCTGCTAGTGCTCCTCCGACGCGGCCGGTCATGGCTCCAACCAGTGCGTTGAGCGAACCGAGGTGGCGCTTGTTGGCCTCGACCATAAGGTCAGAGACCTGAGCAACGCTCATGCCCTTAGCGATTTGCAGATTTTGGATGCCGATGAGGGTTTGCGTGGTGCTGGCCACGTCGCCGCCGGTGATGGCTGCTACCTTTGCGGCGTCGCTGACAATCTGTGTCGCTTTGGCCACTCCGATGCCGGCTTTGGCCGCTTCAAGGTAGGCGGACCCAATCTTGTCTGCCGACTGCGCGGTGTCGTTGGAGATGTTGAGGATGGACTTGCCGACCTCATCCGCTTGCTTGGCCGTGTAGCCTGCCTGGTTCTGCAGGTCATCCAGCATTTTGCTGAACTTGACGCCGCTGTCGACGGCGCCGGCGACAAACGCCACGCCCAGTCCGGTGATGGCCGTGGCTGCGCTGCTGGTGAATTTTTGGAGCTTGTTTCCCGATTTCTCAGCGGTCAGCCCAAACTTGGCCATCTTCTCATCGGCCTCGTTCATCTTTGCCATGTACTCTTTGGTGTCTGCGAGTAGCGTCGCGATCACGGGGGGCAGCAGTGGCATGCGTGTGGTCCTATTCCTGGGCGGCTGAGAAAATGCGGTTTGCTAATGCGTCAAGGCGCTCTGCGGCGTTCTTGGTTCCCAGCGCCATGAAGGGGAACGCTGGGGATGCGATGTGCCGGCTGCCGAACTCTACGAAGGGCGCGTACGGCGTGCTCGGGCCGGTGCCCGAAGTCCACTTGCCTTCTCCGACCTTGCGGACGTAGCGGCGGCGGATGGAGTTGCGCGTGTTGCCCGTGCGGATTGTGGGCATGGGGCGCTGGGCTTTGTACGGTCCGTACCCTTTGTAGTAGACCTTGCCGGTCTTCTGCGAGACGGCGCGCGAGCCTGCTGGCCGGGAGCGCCATTGCTCCTTTGCGCTGTCTCCGATGATGTCGGCGCCCTCGGTGACGAACGCTTTGGCGGCTTCGTTCATCTGAGCCGAGCTTAGGCTGAGGGCTTTGGCGAAGTCGGTTCGCCCTTCGACCAGAATCTCACTTGCCATTTTGGACCTCCTGCTCGACGTTTGCGATCGCAAGCAGCCAGTCGGTCACCTGGCGTGGTTGCTCTAGAAAGTCTTTGTGGCTGCCGCCGTAGATTTTTCGAAACCGGTGCTCGCGGTAGTAGCCAAGCAATTCCACGTCGACCTCCGTGGCCTTCCCCTCCAGCGCCGCTCTGAGTTTGCTCAGTCGGCGGTAGGGGCTTTTGGGTCGAGCTCGGGCTCCGTGTTGACCGGGGTGCTGTTGAACTCATTCCCGCAGGCTTCGGAGAGGGCGTCGAACGTTGCTTTTGGCAAGTCGAGCGCCGTCTCCAAAGTCGGCAGGTCGCCTAGTGTCCACTGCTTGACCAGCCCGACGATGAGCTCTGCTTGGTAGCCGTCGAGGTTCGCTTGGTCTTCGTCGCTGATCTCGGCAAAGATTCCCCATGTCTTGGGGTCTCTGTCATCGAAACCGAGGCTGGCGAGTTTGGCTGCGGTCCCGGCTGCTCGCATGTACGCGCGCGAGATGGCCCTCGAGGTGCGCTCGGTGATTTCTTCGCGCGAGGCGATCACCGCGGACTGATTGTTTGGCAGTTGGATTAGTGGCATGTGGTTCCCCTTTTAGTGGTTTAGTAAGCGGCCGACTGGCCGTTCACGATGGTTGCCTGGATGGGGGCGTAGGCCGTGGACGAGCCGCCGTCGGTTGCGTTGGCGTTCGCGGTGAATTCTACTTCCACTTCCGTGTATTCCTTACCGCGGGTGCGCTTCACGTTTTGGAACTGAGCTTGCGTCAAGGTGAAGCTGACGCTGTGCTGCGTGCCGCCGGTGGCGTCGTTAGGGTCGGTCAGCGTAATGACGACGGCCTCGGGCGAACGGGTCAGACCGTAGGCTCCTGAGCCCGTGGTGAACGCGTCGCTGGTGCTGTTGATGACCATCGTGAACTTGCCCGTGACCTCGATGGGGCCAGCGAACAGGTTGTAGGGAGCCTGAGTGCCGAGGGTGAAGATGGCCTGCGTCTTGCGGTTGATGTTGATTTCGCCCGTCGAGACGTTGGAGTAGGTCGTGCCGCCAATCGTGATTGCCGTGTCCCATGCCGGGATGAGGTGCTCGGTGCTGATGCTGTGGCTGGAGAAGACCGTCGGGGCGGTGGTGTACGAGACGTAGGGGTTGGCCAGGTACTTGACCGTTGCTTCCGCTGCTGCGTCGGCGCCGAAGGTTATTGCGAGGCTGTCGGCCTGTGCGCCCGAGACGGTGAAGTAGTTGGCGCCATCGAAGTCAAGGATGGAGTAGGTGGGTGGCTGCGAGCCCGTGCTGGGCGAGTTGAGCAGTCGGATGGCGTGGGTGTAGGGACCCGAGCCGGTGGTGGTGTCTGCTCCGCCGAGGATGGATCGAACCAGAACGGGGAAGGTGTCTGCAAACAGAAATGTTTTAAATTCCACTTCGTCGTGTCGTACGCCGGCCACCTGGTCATAAACCGTGACGGGCGAGCCGCGGAGTGCCTCGTCGCGCAGGAACATCTGGTTTGGCGTGATCTGCGGCGAGGTCACCGGAATGTAGTAAGCCGTGCCCGTGGTTGGGAGCGTTCCCTCGGTGGTCTCGATGACCATGCCGAGGTACGAATTGGCTGTGAGGAAGGCGTTGTTTGCCATGTCTGTTCCTTAGTTGGTGGTGGTTGGGTCGGTGGTCGGTGTTGCGTCCGTTGCAGGGGCTTCTGGGGCCGTCTGCGTGGCTTCTGGTGCTGGCGCAGGCGTGGCTGTTGCCGCTGTCCAGCGTCCGTCGCCGGGGTCGGCGGCGAGGTCGTAGGTCTGCCCTGGCTCTGCCGTCAGCATCGCGTCGTTGACGATGATGGTCGGGTAGGTGCGGGGCTGGCTGTCGATGTAGGTGAATGGCATGTCTGGTCCTTAGGAGATGTAGGTGCTGGTCGGTGTGATTTCGATTACGGCAACGCGGACCGTCGATACGACCTGCGTGACGCTTGCTGCGCCGTTGATCTGGCGCGGGTAGTAGGAGGCCACCTCGATGTCGGGGCCGCCGTTGGTGCCGCTCTCTCCCCATTGGAAGATGGGGCCGTTGCCGCCGCAATTCTTCGAGGCGCGGATGGCGTTGGTGAACGAGTCGAGAAAGGTCTCAGCGTCTACGCCAGCGTCCTCGGTCTTGCGCTTGTTGGAACGGAAGATGCAGGTGAACACCACCTCGTAGGTGATTTCCTTGCCGCCGCCCGTTGGTCCGGTGAGCTCGATGCGCTTCTCGCTCTGGTTCTCGATGTACGGGTAGACGATGCACCCTTGCTGGTGCCCTGGGTCTTGCCCTTCGTAGAACTCGCCCTCGGGTGTGAACTTGGCGGGGAAGTTCTTCACCTCGGAAAGGTAGGTGATGCCGGCGCCGTTTAGGTAGTTGACGAACTGCTCCCGGACGGTTGTGCGGCTCACTGACGCCCGCCGATCACCTTGAACGGTTCGAGCAGGTCGTACCCGGCCATTTCGTCGCTCATGTGCGATTCGGTTCTTGAGCTCACGGCTGCGGGCTCGCCGATTTCGTTAATGACCAAGCCGCCTTCTCCGCGCTCCTTGACCATCGCTACGACGAAGTGGATGACGGCCTGCTTGACTGCGGCAGGCATGGTCGAGACGTTCACGCCTGCGCCGTGGTTGTAGGCGGTGCCGCTGACGAGGGTGATGGTGTTGGTGCCGACCGAGGCGACCTGGCAAACTTCGTCGTTCATGCCGTCCCAGATGGTGAACGTCATGCCGGCGTAGAGCCCGGTCGTGTCGGTGACCGTCAGCGTGGTTGCTCCTGCGGTGCTGCTGGCCGTGGTGAACGAGTTGAACCAGCCGTTGATGTAGGTGTATTGGCACCACATGTTGGTCTGGTATCCCCAGCGACCGCCGGCGATGCCGAGGTTGCCGAAGTAGAGCCCGAGCGTGCTTGGAGCTGTGAGTGTGATCTGGTCGCGGTCGATGGCCACGTTGCTGGTGCTGAGCGTAATGTCGCTCAGGCCGTCTCCTGGTCCCCAGCCGACCTTGATGTCGGTGACTGCGGTGATGGGCGTGAAGGACGGGGCGAAGATGAGGTTGCCGTCTCGGGTCGGGCGGTACCAGCCGTTCTCAGTGTTCGAGGTGGCGTTCAGGGTGCCCATCTTGCCATAGCAGTAGATGTCGGCCTTCGAGCTGGCGCGCTTGATGAGGTCGGCGAGTGCGCGGTCTTGCGCTACTTGGCTGGCGTTCTCAATGAGGTTGCTGAAGTCGATGGCCGAGGCGGTCGGGCTGTACTTCAGTTCGTTGAGCGAGACGTATGGCTCGACGATTCCCTCTGTTTGATAGAACGGGGCGATAATCATCTAAGCCTCCTCGAGGTTGGTGCCGCCGCATTTTCCGCAGCGGTCTTTGATGAGTGCGTTGAAGCCGCAGTCGAGGCATTTAAAGCCCTGGGCCACGGTTGCGAAGTTGGTGCCGGCGATTGCGAAGTCCCCGCTCTTGACGAGGGCTCGCGCCGTTGGTCCGTCGACGTGGAACGTGCCGTCCTTCTGGCGGGGGATGACTGCTCCTTCGTTGACGGTCACTTCTTTGAGGCCGTTGTCCGATCCAACTAAACGCATGTGGTTCTCCTTTGCTTTGCGAGTGGGAGGGGAGCGCGGCTGGGGGAAAGGGGAAGGAAACCCCAGCCGCGCTCGACCCTCGGTGCTAGGGACTGACCGCTTGAGGCGATCAGTGGACGCTAGCGATTTTGGTGGCTGTTATCAGCCGGTGATGCCGGTGATGATTCCCGACCACGCTGGTGCGCGGAAGGCAACGGTGCCGTATGT